CCCATCATCTTGATTGACATATTCATAGTGGGAAAAGACCTGGCAGCGCCAGGATCCGGATGGCAGTTTCTTTGCTGTTGGCATGATATCATCCTCCTTTTTGGGTATAAAAATAACAGCCAGCGAACTTCCGTTCTCTTGCGGTGGCTGCCCGAAGATGATACAATGTTTTTGTTAAGAAGCGTATATCTTCGGATGTATGTTAGGCCGTTCCTGGTTGCCGCCAGGAGCGGTTTTTATTATGCCTTATATATAACGGCTTTATCACCGTTATATGTTTTTTCTATTTTCTTTGTTGATAAAGTTTTTCCTATTAATCCTAAATCAATAAGATACATGGTGCGTCTGTTCCAATAAATCAATCTACATTTTCCGATGCTTCCATCTTGCAAATAATATATTTCCCCAAAATAATTTTTTGAAGCGTTAACATCATTAAATGATTCAGTGGCATAGTGTAATATAAGTGGAAACTTGGATAGTTTTCCGGTCTTTGTATAAGGATTACATTCAAAATAAGTAAAATACTGGTTGATAGTGGTGTGTTCTATTTTTTCGATATCAAATTTTAAACTTTCGACATCAATATGTAATAAAGGTTTTATTTCTGCTATAGCACACGATTCTTTAACCAGGGTATTAATGAATTCCATGTCCCTCTTAACTTGTAATTGATCTGAATTTAAAATGGTAATTATGCACATGTTATTATCATATATAGGTTCAGAAAGTTGATAGCCATCAAAATGAAACTGTTTCATATCCTTAAGCGAAATAGATCTTAACTTTTTTTCCTTCTCAAACTGCTCAGTTTCTTGTCTTATGCGAGCCTGCTTTTCTTGAGCAGATTCTCGTTTTAGACCATTCCATTCAAATTCTGATATTTTAGGGTAACAAGTGGATTTCAACTCTTCTGGTATGTGAGAATAATAACGATTAACATGCTCTCTAAGAACAGTATCTATTCCCCAATCCTCCTCATTTATTGAAAAATGAGTTTCACAGACCGGGATACTAGAGACGCTTTTAGGTGAATCAATATCATAGCATTCCCCTTGAATAAAGTAATAACGCGGCAAAGATGAGTACTGTGAAATTTCAACACCATAAACGTTATGCTTAAATTCTTGTTTTGAAACTTCGGGTTCATGTTTTTTAAATAAATTATCAAAAAATCCCATATCTATTTCTCCTTCCTTTGCTTTTTTACGTTGAGTAATCTATCTTTCCAACTGCCAGGTTGGGGATAAACATAATGCAATAGTCATCAACTGATGTGCATATTCCATACTTGTCTCTGTAGCAATCGATGGCGTCCTGAAGAAATTCCTCGGTGACTTCAAGATATTCAGCGATTTCATGCCTTGAGCGGCACCTGTGCTCATATGCCCGAATCAGCCCGCGTAATCCAATCTGCTTATTATATGCCCAAAGACGAGCCTGGCGCTCCTGCTTGCGATTCTCCGGATTCTCCAGATCGATTATACTGCCTACCGTCGTATAATGGTGGCCAAGTTCTTCTGCAAGGACACAGGCCTTCTGCACTGCGGTGTCAATATCCTCTCTTATTGCAATCCGTTTTCCCTTTATCCTACCGTCACTGGCCTTTAAAGGCTTTTCTTTTACGGTAAGACCTTTCTGACTGGCGTTGTCTAGTAATAATTCATAGTTGTTCATTCAGTTACCACCTCGACCATGATTCTATCATAACTCATGTCCGATTTATTGGACTTAGAAGTCATCGTCATCCATGATTTCATCATCATGCTTTTTCATTTGTTTATTTATATCAATGTCAGTACGTTCATGAGCGGCGGCAAGCTCGGGCAGATAATCATCGCTATGAGTAGGAATTGACTCTAATTCGTTTCCAGTTGGTCTATCACTTTCAGCTAAAAGTCTTGGAAAAGTAGAAATCCATTTTTCAATGTCTTGAAGTTGAACTTCTAAATCTTCCCTAATATATAATTCTTCAATTTCTTCTACACTTTTTGGATTTTTATTGCGACCATAAAAATCTAAATATGAATTTTTTTCGCTTTTCCAATTCCAGTTGGTCTGTTGATAACGCTCTAAGAGTTTCTTGTATCTTAAAAGTAATTCGGAAAAGTGATTTCTTATAGCACTTGTTTGCACTTCTGAAATTCCCAGTTCTTTGCTCCAATGCATAATACCATTAAAATAAAGTTCTACAAGTTTGGTATAATGGTTATATTCGTTAGAATGTGTTTTTTCATTCCACCCCATGAGGTAGGCAGGTGTAGTTTGTAGGGCTTTCGCCAAAGGTTCAAGAGTTGGCGTTGGCATATTTTCAATATCGCCATTCTCATACCTATATATTGTAGCCCTTGATTTTCCAACGCGTTTTGCCAAATCATCTGCCGATATTCCTAATTCTATTCTACGTTGTTTTATTCTATCGCCTATATTCATTTACTAGCACCTCCCGTATATTGTTATATTAACACGGCATTCGCAATTTTGCAACATAAAACAAATGAAAATAATAAAAAAATCTCATTTACGAGAAAATATAGTTGACTTTAAAACATGAACGTGATACTATAAAGATAGTCGCAGATGTGAGAAAGAAGGAGGTGGGCGAAATTTGGTTAATATAAATAAGTTAAAAGGGAAGATTGTAGAATGTGGCATTAATGTATCTGAACTAGCAGCAGCAATCGGTGTTGATAGAGCAACGATTTACAGAAAAATGAGTTCAGAAGGAGAGAATTTTACAATAAAAGAAGCAGATTTAATAGCCAAAAAGTTGAATCTGAATTGCGACGAAGTGAATGCAATTTTTTTTAGCCAGTATGTCGCATAAGTGAGAATCCTACAAACGAAAAGCAGGATAGGAGGTGGAGAAGGATGCCAAGAGTAAAACTGGGGACAGTAGAACTGGATGATAATTACCGCTACTACCTAAAACATATTATGGTAGATACTCCCGGTAAGAAACTATGCAAACTCTTGAACTTAAGCGAAAGTTGTCTGTACTTACACAAAAGAAGACCAGAATTGGTGACCGTACGGGAACTCCGGATTCTAAGAAGTACAGGACGGATGACGGACGAGCAAATATTAGCAATTATAAGAAAGGAAGACAAGCCTTGAAACAATTCATAAGAGACTTAGTGGCAGGATTTCTCATCGGCCTGGCAACGGGCGCGGGGATCATCATAGTGATGCTGGCCTACTGCCGGATGGCGGGGCCGATATTTTGAAGGGAGGAAACGGAATGAGACATTATAGGATATGCATACAGGCGGAGAGGCATGAGTTTGACTATCTCTGCAGCACGATCAGCGAGGCATACGGCGCGGTCGAGGACGCGTCGATCGCATTTAACCTTAAGATTGACATGGATAGCATCATGCGCGTGCTGGTCGATATGGATCGAGGGATCCTTATTGAGACGGATCGGCATCACATCCGAATCCGCGTAGAGGACGGAGAAGTATAGAAGGGAGGTGAGGAAGTTGACGAAGGAAAGATGGATGGACATCGGGCTTGGTATGGAGCCGCACCTGAAAGGGATCGCAAGGATCGCTTCGCAGGCCGGCATGGATATAGTAAGCATTGCGGCCACGGATGGCGGACGTATATGGGCAACCTACATCGATGACGATGACGGAAGACAGTATACCATTGACATCAGGCCAAACGGGATAACGGAACTGTCGATAGACAGAAAAGTGTTCTATACAAAAAATTAGAGCGCCTTCATAGGCCGGCAAGCCTCGGGCGCTCAAGAAATTTAACCAATTAAATTATAGCGAAGAAAAGGAGAATTGTAAAGATGGATGTAAACGTAACAATCAGGATTGACAGGATCGACGACTTGATCAAGGCGGCAGGAATGCTGGCCGGGCTGCATGGGGAAGAGGCATCGCCGGCGCAGAAGCCATACAGCGCGCAGATCGCCCAGGCGACGCAGATCCCGGCGCAGGCCATGATGGGACAGGCCTCGCCGGCAGCACCTATCGCGCAGCCAGCCCAGGCAGCGACGCCGGCAGTGCCGACCGCGGAGCGCGGCTATACCCTGGACGAACTGGCAGGGGCGGCGATGACGCTGATGGATAAGGGGATGCAGGCACAGCTCCAGGAACTCCTGGCGGGATACGGCGTGGAGGCCCTTCCGATGCTGCCGCAGGAGCAGTACGGGAGTTTTGCGACGGCATTACGCGGAATGGGGGCGCAGATCTGATGGGGCATAAGGAAAGAGCGCATGCGCTTTTCGGACCGTCCAGCGCGCACCGATGGCTCGAGTGCCCGGGCAGCGTCCTGCTGGAGAAGGGAATGCCAGACACGGCATCCGAAAGCGCGGCGGAAGGGACGCTGGCGCACGAACTCGCGGAGATGAAGGTGGTAAACTATTTCTATCCGAAGGAGATCTCGAAGCGGAAGCTGAATGCGGCAATCAAGAAGATGAAGGAGAACGAGCTGTGGGACGACGAGATGCTGGGGCATACGGACGCCTATATCGACTACATAAGGGACACGTCCCTAGGCCTTCCCAGTCAGCCGCACATGGATGCCGAGCGCAGATGGGACTTTGGCCGCTACATGCCGCCTGGATATGAGGGCGAGGGATACGGTACCGCGGACTGCACCATGGTCCAGGGATCCAGGCTGTTCGTAATAGACTTCAAGTATGGAAAGAGCCCGGCAGGACGGGTGTCCGCGGAGAGGAATCCGCAGATGATGCTCTACGCGCTTGGGGCATACGAGGCCCTCAAGATGCTATACCCAATCAAGGAGGCACGCCTTGCGATCGTGCAGCCCAGGCTTCCAGACGGGATCTCCGAATGGTCCTGCAGCATAGACGAGCTGCAGGAGTTCGGGGAGCATGTCAGGGAGCAGGCGGCGCTGGCGGTATCCGGGAACGCGGGGTACTCCCCGGGCGAGGATACCTGCAGGTTCTGCAGGGCGAGAAGCCGGTGCGCCGCGCGGGCCGAGCATAACGTGAAACTGGCATTCTCGCCGGATCTGGGGAAGAAGCCGCCGCTGATCAGCAACGGGCAGATGGGAGAGTACCTGAGGCTTGGGGCGGGGGTGGCTAAATGGCTGGCAGAGCTCAAGGACTGCGCGCTGGCGGAATGCCTGGCCGGCAACGAGGTACCCGGCTGGAAGGCCGTCGAGGGCAGGAGCGCTCGGGAGTGGACGGATATGGACGCGGCCTTCGCGATTCTGGAGAAGAGCGGGGTCGCGCCAGAGGAGATGCTCTGGGAGAGGAAGCCGCTGACCCTGGCCCAGGTGGAGAAGATGATAGGGAAGAAGGACTTCCAGGACACGGTAGGCTCGTACGTAGCCGTCCGGCGCGGAAAGCCCGCACTCGTCCAGGAAGCGGATAGCAGAGAAGCAATCACAAACAAAATAACTGCCGAAGAGGTATTCAAGGAGGAAAAATAACATGGCAATTGGAGATGCGACAAACGTAACAACAGGAGAAGCAAGATTATCTTATGTACACCTCTTCAAGCCTTATGCAGCGATGCAGGGGCAGGAGGAGAAGTTCAGCGTGACCATACTGGTCCCGAAGACGGATGCAGACACGATGGGCAGGATCAATGCGGCGATCGAGGCCGCCAAGCAGAAGGGGATTTCCGAGAAGTGGAACGGTCAGTGCCCGCCGATTGTTCCCACGCCCGTCTATGATGGGGACGGCGTGCGCCCCAGCGACGGCATGCCCTTTGGAGACGAGTGCAAGGGGCACTGGGTATTTACCGCGAGCGCAAAGGTGGATTATCCGCCGGAGGTCGTGGACAGAATGGGGAACCCTATCATCAACCAGTCGGAGGTGTACAGCGGCATGTATGGGCGTGTAAACGTGAACTTCTACCCATATGCATTTGGCGGCAAGAAAGGGATCGGATGCGGGCTTGGCCCGGTGCAGAAACTAAGGGATGGCGAAACATTAAGCGGCGGGCATGTATCAGCCGCCCAGGCCTTCGGATCTCCGCAGCCGGTGCAGCAGACAGCGCAGGCGGCCGCCTACGGCCAGCCAGGCATCAACCCGATTACGGGATTGCCGATGTAGCATGGAGGGACGCAAGTCCCTCTTTCTGACAGGAGGAGATCGCTATGAGACACCTAAGCATAGACATAGAAACAAAAAGCAGCGTGGATATCGGGAAGGCAGGCCTGTACAGGTACGCCCAATCCCCAGACTTTGAAATCCTGCTGATTGCTTATAAATTTGATGAGAGGCCGGTAAAAATACTGGACCTGACGGACGAGAAGCTTAGGGGAAAACAGGGGGCGCTTTTGAATGGGAGGCAGAAAGAGTTTAACGGAGAGTGCGCGGAATTGTGCGAGGCCCTGAGAAGCCCCCGGATAATCAAGCATGCCTATAACGCGGCTTTTGAATGGTACTGCTTAAACCAGGCCGGCTTCGAGACGCCCCTGGAGCAGTGGCGGTGCACCATGGCCCACGGGCTGTACTGCGGGTACACCGCGGGACTGGATGCAACGGGAAGGGCGATCGGCCTTCCGCAGGACAAGCAGAAGCTGACGGCGGGGAAAGCGCTGATCAGGTATTTCTGCGTGCCCTGCAAGCCCGCCAAGTCCAATGGGAACCGGACCTGGAACCTCCCGAGGCACGCGCCAGAAAAGTGGTCCCTGTTCAAGGACTACTGTAAACAGGACGTTGTCACGGAAAGCGAGATACTGAAAAGGCTTAGCCTGTTCCCGATGCCAGAAGAGGAGGAAAGGCTGTGGCAGATGGACATTCGCATGAATGCATTCGGGGTACGGGTGGATGGGGAACTCATCCAAGGCGCGCTGGAAATTGATTCGGAGAGTGCTGGGCGGCTAGAGGAGGAGGCCCGCAGCCTGACAGGGCTAGGCAATCCCAATAGCGCCGCGCAGCTGCTCCCGTGGCTGAGAGCAAATGGCCTGGAACTGGAGAATCTGCAGAAGGCCACCGTAGCAGAAGCATTGGGGCGGGAAGGCCTCCCGGAGAAAGTCAGGAGAGTCCTGGAGATTCGGCAGCAATTAGGGAAGACTTCCATTAAAAAATATGTGGCCATGGAGGCCGCAATGGGAATGGATGGCAGAGTCCGGGGACTGACGCAGTTCTACGGGGCCAATCGTACTGGAAGATGGGCAGGAAGGCTGGTTCAGATGCAGAACCTGCCGAGGAATTACCTAAAGACCCTGGACTCTGCCAGAAACCTGGTAAAGCAGGGGAACTATGCAGGGGTGCGGATGATCTACGGGAACGTGCCGGATACCCTCTCCCAATTGATCCGGACGGCGTTCATCCCGTCTGAGGGGAATAAATTTGTAGTTGCGGATTTCTCGGCCATTGAAGCCCGGGTGATCGCCTGGCTTGCCGGGGAGCAGTGGGTGAACGAGGTATTCGCCACCCACGGGAAGATCTACGAGGCGACAGCATCCCAGATGTTCCATGTCCCCATAGAAAGAATCGTAAAAGGGAACCCGGAGTATGCGCTCCGGCAGAAAGGGAAGGTGGCAACCCTCGCTCTGGGATACCAGGGCGGGACCAATGCCCTCATAGCCATGGGAGCCCTGGGCATGGGGCTGGCGGAAGAGGAACTGCCGGACATCGTGCAGAGATGGCGGGGAGCCAATCCCAGGATCCGGGACTTATGGTACGCGGTGGAGCAGGCCGCCCTTGAAGCAATGCAGACGGCCCAGCCGCAGGCCATCCACGGGCTGATCTTCGCGCTGGAGGGGGACCTGGTCTATGGACAGAATTTCCTTACCATACAGCTCCCGGCTGGAAGGAAACTTTATTACCCCAAACCCTTCCTTAAGGAGAACCAGTTCGGGCGTCTGGCCATCCACTATTATACGGTGGGACAGCAGACGCGGAAATGGGAGGTGGCTTCCACCTATGGGGGAAAACTTACAGAGAACATTGTCCAGGCGATCGCCAGGGACTGCCTTGCGGAAACCCTGCGCAGGATCGACGCCAGGGGGCTGCAGGTAGTCTTCCACGTCCATGACGAGGTGATCATAGACGCGCCCCCGGACGTGACAGTGGACGAGATCTGCGCGCTCATGGCAGAGCCGATACCCTGGGCGCCAGGACTTGTATTAAAAGGCGCAGGATTTGAGAGCGAGTATTATATGAAGGATTAGGAGGCCAGCATGGAGAACAACAGGATGCTGCTGATCAGCGCGGCAGGGACAAGAAAAACTAAACATTGGCCAAGGTCCGAGATGCTATGGTCCGAATTTACGGAACGGCTCAGGACGCCGGCCAGGAGCACGGAAACCCTGGAGGAGTACCTGGCATATGCGAAGCAGAGGCAGGATGACCTAAAGGACGTAGGCGGATTCGTAGGGGGCACGTTCGCGAACGACATCCGGAAAGCCGCCTACGTGGAAGGAAGGGACCTGCTGACCCTGGATCTGGACAACATTCCGGCCGGAGGGACTGAGGACGTTCTGAAGCGGGTGTGCGGCCTGGGGTGCGCCGCGGCCGTCTACAGCACGCGGAAGCATGCGGGATACGCGCCCAGGCTCCGCGTCATCGTCCCCCTGGATAGGACGGCCACGGCGGACGAGTACGAGCCGGCGGCAAGGAAGCTGGCAGGCCTGATCGGGATCGAGTTCTGCGACCCGACCACGTTCGACGTGGCGAGGCTGATGTACTGGCCGAGCTGCTGCAGGGACAGCGAGTACGT